GTATTGTAGTTTGCAGTGTTGTATTCTCTAATCAAGTTATGTTGTTCATCTCTACAATCATCCAAAGATCCAGGAAAGATCTCGTTTGGTTTATGCATGTTGGCAAAACTAATTACATCAGAGTTTTCCGGAACATCAAGATAGTACACAAATGAAATATCTGAAGATGTGTGGTTGTGATATCTCATATGAAGATCATCTTTATCAATTATAGATAGCCAACATTTGGTAATGTAGATATCCATTAGATGTTCTTTAAATCCCATTCCGTAAATGTAAGATCTAATGTTGGAAGTTACTTCCTTAAAAAAACCTTCAAGTTCTGGAATGAAGTGTATATCTGTTTGTCCGTTGTATTCTCCAGTAAGTAGTTCTGAGCTACTTTCAAATATATACTGCTTTAGATTTTTTCTCAACAGTTGATTATGTTGTTGATAGTTGTCAAATGTCGATTTGTAGATTGCAGTTGGAAACAAGAATACTAATTCTGGTTCACTCATATAGATAGTCTTCCTGACTTTCTAACAAGGTTAAGACCTTCAGCTTCTACTTGAATTTTGGCTTTTAGTACAGCACTTTGTTTAATAATAGAAGCAGCAGTCTCCACTTCAATATTATTTGTTTCACAATAATGCATAACAGCATCAAAGTATGACAAACCATTAAGTCCAGCTATTCTATCAATTTCTCTAACAAAGTCAGAGACAAACTCAGAAGATGATTTTACTTTACCAATTTTCATGATTATACTTTTTGGAAACTAAGAGTTACATTTGTTCCACCAAATCCAAATGAATTGTTAATAGCAACTTTTTGTTTCAATTCAAATAGTGGAGTGGGAAGAGATATATTAGAAGAGATTAGAGGATCTTGTTGATCTAGATGCCAATTAGGAATAACCATATCAGTTTGTAATGTGACAATGCATGCTAGTGTCTCTATTGCCCCAGCTGCACCAAATAAATGACCATGAATAGATTTAGTAGAACTGATAGGAATCATATCTGTTTGTTTACCAAACAAAGCTTCTATACTTTGTAACTCTACAAGATCACCAACTGGAGTACCAGTTCCATGTGCATTGATGTAAGTAATATCAGAAAGTTCAAAGTCTTTAATAGATTGCTTCATACACTCAACCTGACCTTCTATGTTAGGTTTAGTAACAGACTCACTACCGTTTGATATACCATAACCTACTATCTCACAATAAATGTCAGCACCTCTGTTAATAGCATTTTGATATTCTTCAAGTATGAATATAACTGAACCTTCTGACATTGTAATACCATCTCTGTTCTTGGAAAATGGTTTACAATCGGAACTTAAAGCATTCATTGCTTTCCAGAATGCAAACTGTAATTCGTTGATGCAAGCTTCAGAACCACCTGCAGCAAGAACTTTATGTTCACCATAAGCTATCTTCTTATACGCTTCACCAATAGCAGTAGAAGATGATGAGCATGCAGTCGAATATGTAATAGCAGGACCTTTTAATTGATCCTTAAGAGCAATAAAGTTTGCACCCATATTAACAACAGAACAAACTAATGCAGTTGGTTTTACCTTACCTTTTGCAAATAATGACTTATATGCTTCTTCGTATGCAATAGCACCACCACCATATCCCACACCAAGAAATATACCTTCAGGTATACTATTGCTACTATTGATTGCATCTCTATAGGATAGCCAAGCAAGTCTAGTAAATCTATCTGTTATGTTTAGATCAAATCTATCAAAGTGCTGATCTATGTCTTCTTCTATGACATACGCACTGCTTCCAAACAGATCTTTCTTAGATCCTTTATTACCTTTAAGGAAGCTTTCTTTGATAGTAGAAAAACTGCTGCCGATAGGAGTTCTGCAGCCAATACCAGTTATGACAACTCGTTTCATTTTTTATCTATATTGTTATAGAGAAAATCTATCAGCTGATCTATTGTATCTGTTTGTTGTTGGATTGTAACATTGAGCTTAAGTTTATCTTCTAGTTCAGATATGAATGTTATCATTTCTAATGAGTCCAACTTCTCATCTATATTTTGTAGATCTTTTAACAAGAAGCTACCATCTAAAGAACTTAGATCAAGTTTATATTGTTTATTAAATTCTTCAAATACTATTTGTTTAACTTGATCTCTTGTCATCACTTTCTCCATAATAAAGTGTGAGGTGTTTCTGTTTCCAAGCACACCTCACGAAGCTCATGTGACTCAGGCTGCTAGAGCGTAAGCACCATATGCATTGTTATCGTTTGCATTTACGAGTTTGCATCAGTCTCAGGTCAGCCTTTATTACACCTGTCGATCCTAATTCACCCCCATCAAAGATACACCGGAAGATGTTAAGGGAATCTATTACCCAGGTTCTTCCTTATACCTGAAACCAGTGTATCCATGGTGGAGGTGGAGGGTAATGCTCCCTCGTCCAGAATGTCTATTCTACTTCCGTCAACGACATCAGCATTATATTTATAGTACATTATATTGTATAAGTCAACGGATAATTCATACGTTATACAATTGCTTGTATTGTTTTCTTACTTCTAACAATTTTTGTACAAAGTTATTCCGTCTCTCTTCAAAGTACTGAGGTATATCATCATCTACAGATATTAGAATGACAATTCTATCAACTGGTATTTCAAATCTTTCCTCAAACATTATTGCATAGGCTGCAGCTTGGCAAAAGTAGTTTGTAATATAGTCTCTGTTTTTATGTTTGGTTGCAGTCTTGAAATCTATAATAGAAAGTTTGCCTTTCCATTCAGCTACACAATCAACCGTACCAGCCATTTCAAGATAGTCAGAATATAGTCTTGTTTCTTGTAAGTGTATGTTATCTATGTTTGTATCAATTAGCTGTTTAATTTCGCCAAAGTTGATTGCATCATTATAGTTATATTTGTCTACTTCAATCTCTGCATTATCTAAGTAATCTTCAAAAAGTTTATGCATACGAGTGCCACGAACAGATGCTTTATTACTAATTCTGTTTGCTTCTTCGTTACCTACTTTCTGTCTCCACTCTCTGATACTTTTTTCATTCATAATACCAGTTACAGTTGTTACTGATGGATAAAGCGCACCGGCAGGTGTCTTATAATACCTGCCGGTGTCAGTATTCACTTGTTCGAGCACATCTTCCTTAAGGGTCTTTTGGAGGTGTGTGAAGTGCTTGCGCTGGGCTAAAATGTCCTTGAGCAACATTATTTAATATTCCGTTTTCAACTAAATTCTTCTTAATAATAAAATCTTTCACAAGCCCAGATCTAACAATATCGTTTTCTAAAAATTCAATACATGAAAAGTACTTAGGCATTCTATTTAAAATGTTCATGAAAACATGAATGCCTTCTTTTTCATCATCCCATCTTAGATCAGTTTGTCTATAATCTCCACAGAAAATAATCTTTGAATTATTTCCAACTCTTGTAATGATTGTGTTTAATTCTTGGTATGTCATGTTCTGACATTCATCGACAATAATGATTGTATTGTCTAGTGTGAGACCTCTTAGGAAAGATGATGTCTCAAAGTTAAGCATACCTTTTTGTTTTAGTATTTCGTATGCATCGCCTCTCTTGTAAAGTTCTGTACAGATGGCTTGATAAGGTGCTTCGTATACTTTAGATTTTTCTTTTATTGATCCTGGAAGGAAACCCATATCTCGGGAAGGAACTACTGAGCGTATTATTGTAACACTACTATGATCTCTAAATTCTTCAATCTCAGATAAGGCAAGGTAAAGTGATATAAATGATTTACCTGTACCTGGAAGACCGTGAATGAGAAGATTCTTACCGTTTATAAATTCTTTAAATACTCTTTCTTGATTAACTGTCTTTGGTGTTACTGTTCTAAGTTCGAGGTTATTTTTATTCTGCTTTTGCTCCTGACGCTTCTGTTGTTTTAGTAGTCTTTTTTCCGCGCGAGATAATCTGTCCATATAGCACCTCGTGTTACCATGTGTTGATAGTATTATTCCTCCCACTAGCTTTCTTAATACGCTTTAAAACATCACGAAACCCTCCATCAGGTTTATTCAAACCTAATCGAGTTGGATCAGCAATTGCAGGAGCCGATAATACTTGTTGAAGATGTGGGTTGTTTTCTACGTAGGCATCGTATTCAGAGATTGGCATCGAAATGTCAAACTCTTTTTTGGTCTTAGTATCATAAAAAGTATAATTAGCCATTAAACCTCAATGCCCTTAGACTTCCAATAGAATTGGACGTCATCTTTATTTAGCGGATCAAGACCTTTAGATCTCATCTCTTCTTCAACTAAATCCTCCAAATATGCTTTTTCATTAATATTTCTTGGATTATAGTACTCATCTATAACTTTATTGACAACTTGTTTATTGCTATCAAGAATCTGAGACACTTTGCAACTCCTGTCTTAGTTTGGTTTGAACTCTTTTTAATGCATCAGGTTCATGGTAATGAAAGACTGAAAGAGTTTCTGTAACACCCTTTTTATGACCTTCCATCCAATAGTAAAATGCTACTATTGCTGTGAGCACTGTGTATAAACCAGCAGTGATTAAATTATCCATTATTGATCATCTTCGTATGATAAAAGTTTGTCAAGATCTTTAGAACGAAGAGCATTGTCATAATTGCGATAATGCTTCTGCATTTTTTCACGCTTTACTTCTCTAAAGCTGAGGTTCTCTTCGTCAATAAAATTATTATTAAATGTTTTCTTTTTGTTTTTAAATTCTGTTTTATGGAATTTAGTTGAGTTGTTCATTCTTTAATAACCCTGGGATAGCTTCGTTAACTATATCTTTAGTAATCCCTTTGAAAGGACACTTTTTATCTTTCATGCTAATAAGAAGTTTAGCATCATCTGCATTAATTCTTTCTAGCATCTCGATAAAAATCTGCTCTCGTCTTATTTGTTTAAGGTTTGGGTTTCCACCTTCAACAAACAAATAAAAACGAGGAACTTCTTGAAGGAAAGCCTTAGGTTCGTCAAATTTACTTTCTTTGTAAGGAGGAACACCTTCTGGTAGAAGAAATTTGATAGAGGGATCAAACCAGGCAGCTAAAACTGTACGTACAGGAAGATTGTTGATTTGTTTCAACGCTTGAATTCTTTCTTCCTTTTTCTTAAGTTCATTAATCTTAGCAAAAGTCTTTGCTACGGAATCCATTTTAAACATAAAGCTCATTAAAAATCACCTATATTTTCCATCATGTTTTTAAGTTTGTAGTTAATAAAATAGTTAAACAACTTGCTTTTGTCCTTACCCTGTTCACTTAGATATTTATTAACAACTTCATCTCTAATACTATCGGGAACCATTGACAAGTCAACCATGTGTTTATTACGCATAAAGTTTCTATCAATAACGCTATCTAAAAGCACAGCTCCGTCATTATAGATCTTATTAATCTTCTTCTGAGTAAGAGGCTTTTGACGCTTGTCAGAAACAAATGTATCATCATCAGATAATACATTAGGGATACCATCCCCAGCATCACCTTTAAGAATATGTTCTAGTAAGAATCGTTCAGGATTATCATGGTTAATCCATTTTTTTCTAACAGGATCATACTGCTTAACGTTGGCTTGGGTTTGAAGCTGAACAAAATCCTTATCACCAGAAAGTATCAATATACTTTTACCGTAGTTCAAATCATTGCTAAATTTCTTAACTAATGAAGCTATAATGTCATCAGCCTCGGCAGAATCGACCTGAATGACAGGATAAGGGAAGTTTTCTTTAATCTCTTGTTTGATCTTGTTAAAGATCTCAAACACCTGAGTCCAGTTAATCTCAGATTCTTCTCTGTTCTTTTTACGATTGGCTTTGTAGTAAGGAAAGATCTGCTTACGCCAATAGTTCTTATCGTCACATGCAATAACCATCTCACCATATTCATCACCAAACTTTTGTTTGTATGAACGGAGTGAATTGATTACCATATGACGAAACAATCCTTCTTCAATAGGAATGTTTGTATGATTTCCCAACTGCATCATCAAGTTGGAAATCATTACTTGGTTAAAATCAACTATTATCATGTTAAAAGTTCCACCTAATTTATACTATATTAATTATATAGTCTTTCGATTAAGTGTTCAACAGTTTTTCTTCTATCAGGTTGTCAATTCCGTTGATAGCTTCTGGCGTAAGTGTAATTACTGTGTCTGCCAATTCTTGGAATGAATGGTCTAGCTTTTTGGTAGAATAAACCATTGCCTTAATTGCCTCTTCTACAAATACAATGTACTTGACGTTTTGTTCATCTGGCTTTACAGTTATACCATATGATGACAAAACAGAAAATGCGGCTTCCATAACATCGGAACATACTTCATCACAATAATCACGTCTTACGCTTTCGATATGATCGTAGGATTGTTCAATTGATAGTGGAAAATTTTCAACGTTTGATTTGTTTGGAAATTTTACTATATTATCCATCACCGTGCCTATTAAGAGGGCATACAGTATTATTTATCATTCTTCTAAACGCTCTCAATCACCACAGATGCAATTGCCATATCAGTTTGTTTAGATAAAGATAGATGAATATGACAAATTTTATTAAAATCTATCAGCTTCTGTAATGCTTCCAACGATCCGTTTCTCGCTACGATTACAGGATTACCGTTCTTGCCGTTCTTAATAATAATGTCGCAAGGCTTGACGTCAGTAGTGATTCCAGTTCCTAATGCTTTAGCAAATGCCTCTTTTGCTGCAAAACGTTTTGCATAAAAAGAAGGATGACCACCACATCCCAAACCTTCAAGTTGTTCGTATTCTGAAAACACATTATTCAAAAAAGTCTGTGCTCCAGGTGATGTGATAATCTTTTCCATACGATTAATATCACATAAATCTATACCATGCCCAACAATCATTTGACAACCCTCAGCAGAATAATGTTAGTGTTAATACGATCTGTAAAAGATGCAGGCTCAGATTTGATCTCATCCATCATCTTACGAAGCGTGACTTTACCACCTGTAAGAACACTTTTTACATATTGTTCTGGCTTACGACCAATACGCTTTGTCATGGAAGTATCGCTATCGTAGCCATCAATGCTAGAGCGCCGTATACTGAGACCAGCAGGCCCACGAGCACGAAACACGCTAAGAGTTTTAGACTTAGTGTTAAAGGTCCAAAGTTCTTGAGAGCCGATAACCGTTGCGGGGTCACACGATTGTAGTTTATACTCATTGCTATCTTTCTGATATTGAAAATGTTTAAGGAGCTTCTCAGTAGTGGGTGCTTTCTTCTTACGAGGAGCACGAGCCTTCTTTACATTACCTGCAAAGCGCTCGCAGTCCTCGATTAGTTTTAGAATGTAACCTAACTTAGCTTTTAATTGAGCCCTCGTATAGTGAGTGTAGCCCTCATCATTCTCGGTAAGAGCACTAGCATACTCGTCACGAAGAGGACGATAGTAATCAGCGATTTTATTAGCATGTTGAGCTGGAATCTCATTTTTCTGTAACCATTCATATATGTTGACAAGTTCACCGGAATCAAGGATAGCTTCTACATCACCAATGATATCTGAAACGCGTTCCTTGATACGTTCCTGTATAGAAGGCTTAACTTTAAGTTCAACTGGCTTTTGTTCAGTCTGTTCTGTAAAGTTAGTAGCATCCTTGATAGCATTGATCGCACGTTGATGATCATTATCCTCTAGCTGCTTCTTATTGTTGGTAGCAATACGACATAGCCAGGCATATGTAAGAGGAATATACTTCTCAGGGATATGATCGATCAGCTTGATCGTGTGTTTATCTTCCTTGAAGTATTCCTTTAGATATGAACGTGCTTCCTCATTCTCACACATAGTGTTATACCATGTGAAAGCCTTAATCAAATCAATCTTGGAATTTATGTTCTTTGGCTCATCACCAAGGTACTTCCAGTTAACGAGATATGACTCGCTCTTGGTTGTACGCTTGGTTTTCTTAGTTCGTGTTTTGAGTAAAGACTTAGCCATTCTTTGTCACATCAAATGTAAAGAGAGAAACATCACATGCACCCACACCTAAGTGATGAGCATCGTGGTATTTTGAAAAGTATGTATCATTCTCGACATCTAGGCACCAGCACTTGCCATATGTTTCAATCATCCAATCGACAAATACATCTAGTGCCTGAGAGTCTTCTTCTTCAAGACCACCCTCATCACCGTTGATAAGGATAGGAGCCCAATGTGTTGGAAGTTCAAAGTAATCAATCTGAATAGCCATTTTCATTGTCCTTCAAAATAACGAATGTCTGATTCGGTTGTATAAGGATCTTGGATGTTAATTAAGTTGACCAACATCTCTCTAAGACGGTCAATCTTGGAAAGGAATGCATTGGCAAGACCATATGATTCATTTTCCATGGCCAATTTGTAATTAAGTTCCATCTGAGATAAGGCAAAACGAATCTGTTCGATAGTCAATTCAATATCACGATCACTCATCTCTATCTCCATTGCTCATATTATCATATTAGGTCAGATTGGAAA